TCAACATCAATAACGTTGTGGTAATACAATCTACCATCAACGTACCAACGCTTAAAAATGTCTGCACCATAGTTACTGAAATCCAGTAGGCGCATGACATTATCGAATTCTTCTGTGATGCGTTTCTTAACACCCGCACCAAAATCAATACCGTCCAAGTTTACTGAAACTGGACTTTCTTTATCTTCTTGCACAACTGCTTCATTGATGATATCATCAATCGCAGTTTCACATTCTGGTTGCATCGCCATCTCACGATAACGATTAATCAACTCTTCTTCGGATTTAGACTTACCTTCTAGGTCAAGATATTGACCAAAGATACCGCCTTCCTGGATTTCCAACGCACCATCGTCATTTGTCGGTGCGACAAACGATGGAAGACTATCGGAGTCTCCTTGCCCGAGTCGGGTGATTTCAAAACCAAACAACTTTGCCATAAAATATTATCCTATCTAAATTAAATTCTGGGGAGTCTATATCTATTTATAGACCCCCCGAGAACCCTTTTTAGATTACTGCGTTTGCAGCGTCAATCCAGTAGTCATACTGGAATGTAACTGTAAACTCTTCGATTGTATCGTTAGAATCCCATGCTACATCAATTGGTGACAAATCCGCAGGGAAGATGCCAATAAATGTATAGGTCTTGATTGGTGAACCATCTTTACTAAACTGCTTGATAGTACCAATAGACTTCTGTAGGATAGGTGAAGGTGTACCAACGTTCAAGATATGAGAGTTGATTGAAGTCATCCAACGCTCTAGACCATTGCGTACTGCAAAGTCTTCATCGTTGATAACTGTAACTGTCCATTCTGCGAATGTACGGTTACCTGCAACCTTCATAGTACGACCAAAGTATGGTACTTCGATTACACCAAGAGTGTCACCTGGAAGTTGTGATGCTTTCGCCATGAAAGTGAATTTATCACTACCACCGAAGGGGTTGGTGATTTCACATTCGAACAGGTTACTTCTTGCGCCACCGCCAGTTAGTTCTGCTCTGAAACCGTCAATTGTAAATGCCATTGTTTTTCTCCTTAATTTTTATCTGTTAATTAAAATTGACCGACTACTTCGGAGAAGTCAACGCCTGTACGGACAGCAACAAAGTTCAACTGGATGAAGTTGATAGAACGTGCTGGTTTCACATAAATGTCACCAATAAATTCGTTTCTATCAATTACTTCGCCAGTATTGTTGGATTCGTCACAAACAACACGGAAGTCGTAAATACCACGGCGACCTTGAACATCTCTCAAGAATGGTTCTACCATGTTACGGAACATTGAACGAGTGAACTGGTCATTGAACTCAAAGAGTGAGTATTTTGCAGCAGTTGCAATCGCTTTTTCCATTACGATGAACAAGCGTCTTACGTTGATACGGTCAAACGCACTTGGTTTAGCAAGTAGGGTCTTGTCACCGAATAGAATACAACCTTCGCCTGGGAATACCAAGATTGGGTTGATGTTGTTCTTGTACAATTCATCACGGTAAGTTTTGCTAGGAGTCCATGCAGTCTTAACAACATTCTTGATTCCACCACGGTTGAAACCAGCAGGTGACCACCATGCGTCACGAGTATCAGTTGCACGAACAACTAGACCAGCAACGTCACCGTTGAATGGTACCCAACGATACACATCGTTGTACTTGTCGTATTGATACTTCCAGTTACCGTCTAGGAAAGCGTATGAAGATGAAGGTAGAGAGTTACGGAACTCTACGATATCTGTTGCTTCGCTACCAGCGTTGTTAACAACATCTGAGAACTCAGGTGATAGGAATGTTACGCAGTCCATACGAGACTCTGCCATTGCAACTAGGTGCAATGCGATAGTCTGGTTAGCGTCTGCACCAAGAATTAGTGAAACATCCACTTCTTCTGCGTTAGCAAACATGTCGTAACCGTTGATTTTCTGTGCGTCAGAAGCAGCAACACCGTTAGAACCACCACTCATTGACCAAGTGCTTGGCATTGTGATAGGTGTAGCGTTGTAATCTACTCCATTTGCAGCAGGGGTATCCCAATTGGCGTTTGAACCAGAATTGTGGTCCATCCAACGGATGAAGAATGAGCGTCTGTCGATTACATTCTTGTAGTTATTTGTTGAACCGTCTGCATTTAGTGCGAAAGGTGCTTTAGAAACGAAAGCAAACTTCTCGACTACTTCGCCTTTAGTACCTGAAAACTCACCGTCTTCGTCAATGACTGCAACGTGCATTTCGTCATTTGAAGCACCACGCTTCTCTGCGTATGGTGAAGTACCTGGTGCGCCATCAAATGATGTTGCGTATTCCCACTCGAAAGTTGCGTCAGCGGCAGAGATATCGCTTGAGAATCCAGAGTCTAGAGTTGCAGAAGTTCCTGCGGTAATTGCTTCGACTTGGCGAGTCTCACCACCGTAGATTACCAAAGAACCAACTGCTAGATGGTCTTCTGGGTTACCAGAGGTTAGAGTAAGAGTTGCACCAGTAGTTGAAACGTTTACTGTTGAACGGAAAGCAGCGGCAGAAGGACACACGGATACTTTTAGGGTGTTACCCAAAGCACCTGCATACTTAGCAGCGAAATAGCGACCAGAAACGACATTCTGACCACCTTCCCAATTGTTTTCCCAATCTTCATCGTTCTCAATTAGTAGAGCGTCAGAACCAGTGCTACCATCTGTGGTTGCGTTTGCTTGACCTGTTTGTGCTACACGAACGATTTGTAGTGAGTTACCGTATGCAAGAAAGTTTGCAGCGGTAAAGAAAGAAATTGCGGTAGTGTTGGTTGGTTTACCGAACATATTTGCAACTGAGTCTTCGTCACCAAGCAGTTTACGCTCCATGATTGGACCCCATGCAAATTCTCCAGCAATACAACCACCTGTTGCCGCAACTGCGGGTACTACGGTTGTCAAGTCAATTTCACTGACATTAACACCTGGACTTAGTTGAAATGGCATATTTCATTCTCCTTTTTAATGTATTTGTGTTTGAAGAATATGGTTAGTCAAATTCTTATTTAACATTATTATTTAGTATTCTTCAGTTTTCTACCTATTACCAATCATTGCCCCATTTTAGTTCTGTGTCTGTTGACCACACTTGACCACTTGAATCTTTATAAGTGGTTTCTCTGTTTATGCCATCTTCAATAAAACCAAACGGAGTTAATTCTTCATCAATCATTTCACGATTGTAATCCTCTAATTTCCTACGGAAATCCATATCTGTTAGTTCTCTGAAATACTTTTGTGTCGTCATCCATGAGAACAACACTAAGCACATCACAAGGTCATCGTGAGAACCTGATTCTGCTTCATATGATTGTGACTTCGCCACAAACGTATTCAACTCAGACACGATATCAAAATCTTGCACTATCAACTGGTCAGATATAACCAAATCCTTTAGGGTTGAACATCCCATACGTTTAACGTACTTAGAGGTTTTTACACCAAAAGCAACATTTTTACCGAATCCAGTACCAATCTGTTGCCCTGCACGACCCATTTGTGCAACACTTAAAATATTCTCGTACTCAAACTCCCCATGAATAATATCTGCGACTTGTGCGCCCACATCATTCACTTCAACGAGAATATATGCATCATTATACTTCTTTGCTGCCCCTACAACTACCCTTGGATATAGTAGTGGCGAAATCTCTTTGTTTCTATATTTACATACAACTTTATATGGTAATTCTGAAATATCAAAAATCACAAAGGCAGAATAATCTGCACCAGTACCCCTTGATGTATCAACGACCATTGCGTATGCTCTATCTTGGTGTGGTTCATCATAGATTGAAGTTCCATCACTAACATATTTAGGTTTCTCATAAGTTAGAGAACGGAGTTTTGAACCTGGTATCAAAGTATTTGAAGAACCGACAAACTCACATTCAAATTCTACACGGAATTGGTCTTCACTAGTGTTAGCAATCTGTTCGTCACGCCATTTAGCATCACGACCTGGAATGTCACTCCAATGAACATCCACCCTCTTATATGTATTTCTCTTCTTCTCGCTATCAGTCCACAATTTGTAGAACATGTTAAGACCATTTGGTGTAGAAGTAATCAACACCTTTGTAGTCTTACCAGAAGAGATTGTTGGGTACACAGACGCAAAGAATTCATCTTGCAAGTTTGCAGGAATGAATGCAAATTCGTCTAGGTAAATTAGGTTAAATGAACCACCACGAATCGCAGAGGATGATGTGGCAGAACTCAAAATCTTAGAACCGTTTTCTAGTTCAATATTACCTTTATTCCATTCTACAACACCTTGTTGCATCCACTTAGGAAGTGCTTCGTATGCTCTTTGAATACGAGACAAGATTTCCCTTGCTTGTGCAAGTTTGTGTGCTAGAATAGCAATGTTATATTCTTCATTAAACAACACCGCATGTAATAGCAATGCCGCAATTGTAGTGGTCTTACCACTTTGACGAGGCATCTTACAAATAACAAAACGGTTATTATTTACTTGTGTAATAATATCCTTCTGAAAATCATATGGTGTAAAAGGAATAAAACCCAAGTCTACGTTAACAATCTTAACGTATTTTTCGATAAAATATAGGGGGTCTTTAGAACACTTTACCCACTCTTCAATCTGTTCTTGAGTGAAGTCAACAGCAATGTTTGCTCTTTTTAGGTTGGGATTACCTAGATAATTCTCACTCATCTTGAATCTCGCCCTTTGCAAGTTTCATAAGATGTTGTTGCAAATCTTTAGTGCTTCCCACAAACATAGTGTTGTTTTGTACTTGGGTACGAGGACCTGCGTAATCTTCTTTTTCTAATTCTTTCTTTTGCTTATGTAGGTCAAGCAAATCTTTGTTTGCTTCAACCATATTTTTAATAAGCGTACTTGCAACCTCATATGCACGAGGTTGTTCAGATTCGGAAGCAAGACGTAAGATACCATCTACTGCTTCTTCTCCACGTTGGATTAGTCTTGCAATATTTTCTCTTGCAGTATTGAAATCATCATCTCTTTCAAGTCCAGTAATGTCCTTGTCCTTCACGACTTCAATTACTTGGTGATACTCTTCTTCTGCTTTAACTAGTTCTGTATTGATATTCAATACGTCTTCAATTTTTTCGTCTACCGATTTTTTCATCTGTCTTCACCTTATGCATTATGGTTCACCTGACTC